CTCATGGCCCTTTTCACACAAAGTTGTGACCAGTGAGGCGCAAGTGGCTAACCAAAAACCTTACAAACACTAACAAAACCAGCAACAGCTTGCATTGCTAGCTAGTCGACCCATAGCTCCCACAAAGCCTTCTCTAGTGTGAGCGCAATCATATAGGATTGTCATTAAGACACCATCCAATGAGGGGAGCTAGCGTTGAATGACGATGACAACACCAGCAAGTCTATGGATGAGTTGCCGCTCTTAGTTAAGAAACCGCCGGCTCCTCTCGGCTTATCTCTGCAACGAGCCATAGCTGTTTTGAAGGACACTGGCCGCTACTCACTGTTGGCAATCATTGTGATGACGCTGGT